GTCACAAATATGTTCCAAATGTTTAGAAATGCCGATAGTTTTAATCAAAATATAAATAATTGGGATGTTTCAAACGTAACTACTATGAACACTATGTTTGCGGGCACAAATAATTTTAATCAACCACTATCAGGTTGGAATGTTTCTAAAGTAACTAATATGAACAGTATGTTTAAAAATGCCGATAGTTTTAATCAAAATATAAATAATTGGAATGTTTCTAAAGTAACTACTATGTTCATTATGTTTGCGGACACAAATAATTTTAATCAACCATTGTCAGGTTGGAATGTTTCTAAAGTAACTAATATGTCAGGAATGTTTAGTGGTGCAACATCATATAATCAACCAATTGGGGATTGGAACATATCGGGTGTGACCAATTTTACTGATTTTATGTTAGGTAAAACCAATTCAAATTATTCAACAACAAATCTTGACGCTATTTATAATGGATGGTCAACTAAAAATCCAAAAACCGGAATAACCGTTAATTTTGGTAGTATTAAATATACATCGGCGAGTTCTGCCGGAAAAGCAATATTAACTGGGTCAACAGGTAGTGGTGGATATGGTTGGACAATAACTGACGGTGGACTACTTTAAATACTATTTATATAATAAAAAAGATAATTAAATTTAAAATATGGAAAATAATCAAAATACAGATTTAACGGTTTGGCAGAGACTTTCACAAGCATTTGGACCAAATTCGTTATTAAATCAGGATTACCCAACATATAAGTTGGATAAAAAGGAGTTGTTAAAAACAACTTCTAGAGATGAGTATGAAAGAGAAAAATTACAAGCCCAACAAACTTTCTATTTATCAAACCAATGGACAAAGATTGAGAGTAATTTATATACTCAGGCGGTTTATTATGAACCAACTCGTTTAGCCTCGTTCTACGATTACGAATCTATGGAATATACTCCGGAGATATCTGCAGCCTTAGACATTTATGGTGAAGAATCAACAACAGTTGATGAGAATGGATATATGTTACAAATTTATTCTGAATCAAAAAGAATTAAATCTATTCTAGCCGATTTATTTAACAACACGTTAGATATCAACACAAACTTAACTATGTGGACAAGAAATACTTGTAAATATGGTGATAACTTTGTTTATTTAAAATTGGATTCAGATAAAGGTATTGTTGGTTGTATGCAATTACCAAACATCGAAATAGAACGTTTGGAAAGAGGTATGGCGGCAAAATCTGCAAACCTTGAAGAACCGGCAGAAAACAAAGGATTAAGATTTAAATGGAAAGCAAAAGATATGGAGTTTAACTCTTGGGAAGTCGCTCACTTTCGTTTATTAGGTGATGATAGAAAACTTCCATACGGAACGTCAATGTTAGAAAAAGCGAGACGTATTTGGAAACAATTATTATTATCTGAAGATGCGATGTTAATTTATAGAACATCAAGAGCACCGGAAAGACGTGTATTTAAAGTATTCGTTGGTAATATGGATGATAAAGATGTTGAGGCTTATGTACAACGTGTTGCAAACAAATTTAAACGTGACCAAGTTGTAGACTCTAAAACGGGTAACGTAGATATGAGATTCAACCAAATGGCTGTTGACCAAGATTATTTTATTCCGGTTCGTGACCCAGCAGCGGCAATGCCTATTGAGACATTACCGGGAGCTCAAAATTTATCAGAGATTGCCGATATTGAATATATCCAAAAGAAATTATTAACGGCACTTCGTGTCCCTAAAGCGTTTTTAGGATTTGAGGAAACTGCCGGTGATGGTAAAAATTTATCATTAATGGATATTCGTTTTGCAAGAACTATTAATAAAATTCAAAAATCTATGATTGCTGAATTGAATAAAATTGCAATCATACATTTATTTTTATTAGGATTTGAAGATGAATTATCTAACTTTACACTAGCGTTAACTAATCCATCGTCACAAGCGGATTTATTAAAAATTGAACTTTGGAAAGAAAAAATTGCATTATACCAACAAGGTGTTGCGGCAATTGAAGGTATTGCTCCAGTATCAGTATCGTGGGCTAAGAAACATATTTTAGGATTCTCAGATGAAGACATTAAATTAGATTTACAACAACAAAGAATTGAAAAAGCGGTTGGAGCTGAATTAACAAATACCGCAACAATCATTACTCATACAGGTATCTTCGATAATATTGATAAATTATATGGTAATTCAACATCAGGAGCAACCGGTGGAGCGGCCGCACCATCATCACCACCACCGCCAGGAGGTGGAGGAGGTTTCGGTGGTGGAATGGAAGATTTAGGTGGACCTGAACCGGGAGGTGAACCTGAATTAGGAGGAGCCCCTGAGGCGGCTCCGGGTCCTGAACCGGGAGGTGACGCAGGAGTAACCCCTGAATCATTTAAACGTGATAATCTAAAAATTTTAGTGGAACAAAGCACATTAACTGAGGATGAATCGTATATTGATTTATCAAAAGGTAAAAATTCTTTAGGGGATATTGAGACACAATTAAGTAAACTTCTAAAAGATTAGATATTTATAATAAAAAATTAGATATGAAAAATTTTGGTTTATTAAAAACAAAGATAGAAAATGTGTTATTAGAATCATATTCTAACGACACGTTCAAAAACGAATTAAAAACATTTAAGAAACTTGTTATTGAAAATAAAAACATTAGCAAATTGTTTTATTTATATGATGAACTAAGTTCACCAAAATCATTAAGTGAGTCTTATTGTAATGATTATATCAATGAATGTATTAAAATTTACGAGAATACCGTAAACAAAATAAAACAATCTGATATTAATAAAATCGTTGATTGGGTTGGAAATAAAAATGTGGAAAGTAACTATACAGATATTGATACGTTATTCTCAAGCGATGTTTTAACTATTGAGTCAAAAATTAAGAGTCGAAAAGTTATTACAGAATCACTTAAAAAATTACCGGTAACAAAAACTGAAGGTATTGATTTACCATTATCAACTATGGTGAGTGTTGCGAACAAAACTATTAAAAGTTATATTGATGGTTTAAATGAATCCGACAAAAAAGAATTAATGAATTTATTGTCCGAGGATGATTCAACATTAAATGAAAAATATGACACACTTAAAGAAGGTGTAGTTACAAAACTAACAGAAATGAAAAATGCTAGCACCGATACTTCAATGCAAACAAGAATTGATGAAACTATATCAAAAGTAATTTCTGAAAAATACGATAAACTTACGTATTTCAAACTTAAAAATCTTAAAGAAAATCTTTAATCGTTATCAGATTTGAACTTTTTTTGGACATACTTAGCCTTAGAAAGTTCATTTCTTTTAATAACTGATTTCTTAACAAATTCTTTTCTTTTAAAAAGTTCCCCACTTTGACGTGTCTTAATAACTTTACTCTTATAAAGTTTTAAGGCTTTCTCAATTGTTACGTTATTATTTAATTTTACTATTATCATATTATACATATATCTTCTCAATACAAAAAAGTTTTGACATTACGTATAAAAATACCTATTATTTTTAAAAATAAACGGAAAAATATGAAAATTAATGAAAAAGGGAAAAACTTCTTTCCTACAAGGTTTCAAAACAGCAAAAATTGTTTATGGAACCGTGGATTCAATAAATCTTAAATCTCTCTACTTAAACATCCAAACTTGGGTCGAACCAATTTACGAATGTGATAATTGGACAAGAACAGTTCTTAACCTAAGTAGAAGTATCAAACACTCAATATACGAGTCGATAAATAAAAAAATATTTGATGAAAAATTTATTGTCGATTTAGATTTAAGGTCTAGCGGACTCAATCTAAATAAAAAATCATTTATGAACCTCGAAATAAATTTTTATCTCTCACAAGAAGATTTAGATTTCAAAGGTAATGAAATTAAACAAAGTTTACAAAAAATAACAGAACAAATTTTTAATGATAATTTTTTAGATAATGATAATTTTAACTTTTATCTAACCAAAAACAGTAAAATCACCGAAGAATCGTTACAAACCGAGAATGTTTAATATTTATAAATAAAACATTCAAAATGAATTTAAGAATATTACAACCAACTGAAACAGGAAAAGGTATATTAGTTGAATACGATGCGGGATACATTAACCCAAATGACAATCGTAACGAAACGTTAATTAGAGAATCTAGCCAAATGTTAGACCACTCAAAACCTATTGAATTTTATGCTGTATTACAAAAATATAATACCCCAAATAGAAATGGTAGAACATACCCTGAACGTATATTAAAAAGAGAAGCTGAAAATTATAAAAAAATGATTCAAAAAGGGACTGCTCTGTCAGAGTTAAATCACCCGGAATCATCTCTTATTGATTTAGATAGAGTGTCTCACGCAATCACCGAAGTATGGTGGGAAGGAAATGTCCTAATGGGTAAAATTAAATTACTTACATCACCGGGATATCACGAAAGTGGAATTTGTTCCACCAAAGGTGACTTAGCAGCAAACTACCTAAGACAAGGTGTTACATTGGGGATATCCTCAAGAGGTGTTGGTTCCCTTAAAAAGATTGGTGAACAAAATGAAGTTCAAGATGATTTTGAATTAATTTGTTTTGATTTAGTATCGTCACCATCAACCCCGGGAGCGTATCTATTCTTAAATAAAGAGGATAAACAACTATACGATGAGAACTTAGAAGAAGAGAAAAAAATGAGTGTTGAGAGACACGTTGGTGATTCCGGAAATAAATCGCTTGACTTAATGAAAAAATTAAACGATTATTTGGGTTACTAATAAAAAAAAACAAAATGGAAGAAAAGTATTTTATTGCAAAAGTTACCTTGGACTCAGTTGATGAGGCATCAGGTAAGATTAAAAAATTAAGAGAAGAGAAATTAGTTAGTGGTTACAACCCTACTGACGTAGAGGCTAAAGTTACTAAAATTTTTGAAAATTATACAATGGAGTGGAGAATCACTGCAATTGTAGAAAGTAAAATCGACGAAGTAATTGAGTAATTAAAAATTTAATTATTAAACAAAAGAGGACTATATGTCCTCTTTTTTTATGCTTTTTTATTTATGGTGATATTTATTAATGTATAAAAAACCTGACGTGATTTGAGTTTAATTTAAACTTTTTTCATATTGGGAGATATTTATATATTAAAAACTATATAAAAACAATGGCAAAAGAAAAATCTTTAGTTGAAGAGGCTATCATCCAAATGAAAAATTTGGAAGAAGCGGTAGCTGAAAATGCAAAAGGAATACTTGCTTCTACAATGAAACAAGAAATCAAAGACCTAGTAAAAGAATCTCTATCAGAACAAGATGACGATGAGGTTGAAACTGATGACGTTGAAATGGATGGACCAATGGGTTCTGATGATATCGCCGATATTGAAATGATGGGCGATGATTCAGAAGAAGGTGACGATATGGATACTGATGATATGGATGACGATAGTGACGAAGACGATATGGATTTCGGTGACGAAGACGATATGGACGACGAAGAAGACACTATTGACTTAACTGACGCTGACGATGAGGAAGTACTTAGAGTATTCCAACTTATGGGACCGGATGATAATATTGTTGTTACAAAAGACGACAAAGGAAACACTCACTTAAAAGATGAGGAAACCGGTAAAGAGTATATGATTGTTGGAGAAGGTGAAGAAGAAACCTATGAAGAATGGAACGAATCTGAAGGAATGGATGATGAACTTTACGA